CACTCCCCACAGCACTACGAAAACGACTGCCGAAATCCATGTTATTTTGGCCCTTAGTTCCGCTATTTTTCTTTTGCGTCGCCATCTTGCCATCTGAATCAGTTTAAGCTCTTCTGCGTGCGCCTGATCTTGCTCGGCAACGATCGTCTTCCACATCTCCTCAAACTTACCCCAAAGCGCGCCCAATTCTGGCGGCGCTCGGTACACCATCGTTTCGCGTATCTCAGCCAGCATCGCGTCTAACCGTGTCGTGATGATGATACGGCGCAGCGCCCGACGACCGATGCTCTCCTCACCCTTGTACACTTTCTTGCCTTCTACCTGCTCGGCCAACAGCGCCTTGCTTAGTGCGTCATACGAGTCCATCAACGCGCCCAACTGGTTGCCAATCTCGGTGTACACGTCGTTCGGATCGGCCTTGGCGATCTCCTGGACGCGCTGCACCTCGGCGTTGTACTTCTGTTTCTGCTCAACAGTCGGATTGCCGCCCGTTACCTTATCGAACTGCGCACGCAAATCCTTCAGTACTTCTGACACCTCGCCGCTGGCGCCCTTGATGTCCTTATAAAGCTGGCAGCCCTTCTTGACCGCAGCGACTGCGGCGTTTGCAGCGGCAAGAAGGGTTAGCGGGTCAATTTTTTACTCCATAGGAATGCCGCGGCGACGCATCTCTTCTTCAATATCCAACAAAGACGGTTCAGGAGCCGCTTCAGGCGCCGCTACTTCAGCCGGCAGATTAGGTTGCATTACATCCACCATTGGACCACCGCGCGCGCCAGTAATCGCCACTCCTTTACCAAGCGTCTGTATTGCGTTGTAGGCTTTCTCACCCTTGGTTTTTCCTTTAGCCAAATCTAGCAACAGTTTACGGTTGTTGCCCTCGAACAACACTCGAGAGAATGCTTCTGGGCTGGCAATTAGCGCGTCGACCAAAGCGCCAGCTTCTTTAAGCAACAGACTTTGCGTAGCAGTAGCGCCGGCGCCGCGCGATACGCTATAGACCGTGCCAGCAGACGGGCCTGCGGTGCCCGCTGCGGTTTGTCTGGCCAACACGCGCTGCATGTATTTCACAGCTAACTGGGCTTCTTTCAGATCAGCCGCGTTAGGGAACAGTGGCGCTAAGTCGCCTTTTTTCTGTAAGGCTTTCAGCATGTTGTCAATGCTTACCGTCGGGTCAAGCGCTGATCCGCTGGCGCGGCCTTGCGTCAGTACGTCATCCATGACGCTGCGGCGCACCGTGTCCAATACCGATGTTACTTGCGGGTTAGGATGCGCCGACATAACCTGAATCAAGAAATTCTGCTGCGACTCTGGCAATTTTTTCAGCCTAGCCAAAACCTGTTCCGGCACCAATTCCGTTACGTTAGCCTTATCAAAAGCTTTTGTAAGTGGTCGGTCAGAGAACTCTTCAATGCGACGGATGTTGGCCGCAAAGTTGTCGCGTGCCTGAAGTAACTTGTCCGCGCCGGGCACTTTATTTTGAATGGCCGCGTCTAAGGATTCCTTGAATCCACGCAATACGTTCATGGCAATGCCTTTGGCTTTGCCTGGCGCTACGCCTTCAAAGATATTGCTGCCGCCAATCGTGGCCTTACCCGAATAGGCGGCGTCGCCCCATATGGCCAAGTTATCTTGCAATCGCTTGATATCAATCGATCGAATGACATCCGGTGTCGCGGGCGTTACGATCGTACTCGCCGGTGTACCGCCTGGGCCAAGCACAGTTGATGTTGTGGTCGTCGCAGGTTTGCCCGGCTCAACGTACTCAGTCAGGATACGCTCTAACGACGATTTTAGCTGGGCAAAGCCAGGTTCTTCTGGCGCAATAGTCGCGAGTTGCTGCCGGACTTTATCGACGACTGGTGAGGTGTCGATCATGCCGCCGGCTGACTTGGCCGCGTTGAAGTCTTTCTTAGCGTCGCCGCGTAATTTGGACGACAGCGCCTTGCCGTAATTCTGAAACGCGTCGTACACCGCCTGAGTCGCGGCTTCTGCCCGCTGAAGCGTAACTGGCGCGCCAGCAGAGCGTTGAAATAGCCGATCAAGAAACCCTTCGACGTCGATGGCTTGCCCTTGACGGAACGCAATAGGCGCTTGTCCGCTACGCGTTGACGACTCGGTTCTCGCTTCAATGGCTAACTGCTGGCGGTCTAACGCTGCTTCGCCCGGCGTCAGTCGGCCAACACGAAGCAGTTCACTTGTTTCTGCTACTGATGGCATCGTAACGCGCGGTTGTGTCAACGCGCGCTGCGCGCCTAGGTAACTAGCCTTTGCAGCGTAAGGCGACATGCCCAAAGCAAGTTGTGCGGCAGGACTTTCTGGCGCTACCGTGCCGGCGAAAAGACCTGTTGTACCGCCTGCGCCGTATTCGCCTGCAACACCCATTTTAGTGCGGCCAAACAGACCGGGAACACCGACCGCCGTTAATGCGGCTGCTGGTGTGCCAGCGGATGAAAACTCATACGCACCTTTGTAACCAGGTATCGAAAGCAAATCTACGCCGGTCAAATTGCGTATGCCACGCGCAATGCCAGCGGAAGAGAACGCGCTAGGGTCGTTACTTTTCTTAAGGTAATCGTACAGATTTCCCCAACCACCAAGGATGTCGACAACACCTTTGGTGCCACCTTTAAATAACGACTCACCAAAATTCTGAAACTCTTTAAGCGTCGTCCCCGGCTCATCCATTACTGAGCCACTTACGGTCAACAGACCGCGACGACGCATTTCGGCTTCAACTTCCTCCAGTGTAGGTGTCTGTGCCATTATTTTTTACCCCCTGTCATCCTGTCGCGTGCTGCCTTTAACTCAGCATCGCTCATACCGGCTGCGCTAGACCCAGATGGCTGTCTAGCAATAGGAATCTTAGACTTAAAGCCTTTGAGGCTATTATTTTCTCTAGCAAAATCTTCAAGACGCGTAGTTTCGTCAACGATTTCTTGGTTTTTCTTAAGCAAGAAATCCAAAAGCTGTCGACGTCCGGCTGCACTTGTCTCGAGCTGCGGTACCAACCCTTGAATAAATTTACGATCCTCGTTAGAAAACCCGGCGCCCAATCGGCCACCCAACGTGGCCAAAACAATATCGCCAGCAATTTTTTGGTAGTTCTCTGATCTTGCCAACAGACCTTTGTCTCTTTCGCTTGTGAGCCCTAATGCGTCAAGGAAGTTAACGACGCCGGTTCTACCACCTGCATACGGGCCGCTAATTAGTCCTGCGTCGCTCAACGACGTCAGTCTGTTAAGTGAATTTATAGCGGCGATGGAGTTATCGCGAGTTGAAATAGAAGCTTCAACGCGGTTAGCGTCCAAAGTACCCAGACGTTGAGTAAACGCTTTTTCGCCGACGGACGATGCAGACGCGGATACTTTGGCCGTTGTGCGGTCTACACCACCAAAATATGGCTGACGAACCTGTTTTCCTTCTGCATCTTTTATGAAAATGAACTGCTGCCCTGCAATTTCATCAAGATAAACTGGCGCGTTGGTGCCTATTGCTACGCCGACCTCTTTAATGCTGGGTTTAGTCTCTTTAGTTTCTTTAGTGGTCAATCGTGTCAACTGCGCCGTATATTCATCCTCGTATTCTTTAGTGCCGGGCGCGCCTTTACGACCGGCAAGTTCACGCGCAAGTTCAATAGCATCAGGCGCCTTACCGCCACCACTAACAGGTAAGCTGGCCAGCGTTAGTTCAGCTTGCTCAAGTTTTGCATCACGTTCTGGCGACGCGGGCTCGGCTTTCAGCGCCTTGATTTGGCTCTGCAACTCAGCACGCGCGCCAGCAATCTGAAGTTCTTTTGGCACAGCGGCGGCACGTCCTTCACGTGTGCGCTGCGTCACCAACGCCGCGTCGGCCTGCGCCTTGCGCGCGTAATCGGCCAAAGCGAGCGCGCCTTGTTGATCACCAGCATTGGCCAGTTGACGGGCAGCGGTAAGGATCGAGTCAGGGTTGCCCAGGTCAAGCCCACCCAGCACCGACTGGCGCGCGCTGATCATTCGCAACTGTGGGTCTTCCGCGCCCAGCAGGCCAGCCAAACCTTGGCCGAACTGCTGACCAGCACGGATCGCGCCGTAACGGACGCTTTGATACGGATCAAGTTGCGCGAGGTCCGCAGCCTGACGTTGCATCATCAAATCCTGCTGCCGTTGATACATCTCAGGCGAGGTGAACAGACCTAAAATTTCGCTTGCCATGATGGCTCCTAATTCGTCACTGCGTTTTTAGTAAGTACCGTAGCCTATTTTTGAACTACGGCTAGTTGGATCAAAGTAGGTAGTAGCAAAATTGCCCGGCACATTTTCATTGAACGAAGAATACGAAGGGCGGCTAAACAAGCTTGTTGCATACTCCCCTAACTTCGAAGTCAAATCTTGATTAGTGCTAAGTCCTCGTAAGAAATCGGCGGTCGGGTTCAACGAATTCGCTGCCTGCATAGTCCGCGCTGCCCCCATACCACCCTCTAACAGCGCCTGCCCACCGGCAGGGTTAGCAATCCGGCCACCTAGTGCTGAACCTAGTTCAAGCGGCTGTTGGCCAAGTGCCTCAATCTCGCCTGCTGCGCCGAGGTAACCTTGGAATGGCGCGAGTGAGCCGACCAGACCGCGCTGATAGCCGCCCAGCAAATCGGCACCCGTGCCGAACAGCGTAGTGCCGAACGCCAACTGACGCTGCCCTTGTTCTTGTGCCCGTGCGGCCAGCTCTGCATCTTGTTGCGCAAGCGCGTTGTAGTAGGCCTCCATCTCTGGGTTCGTCGCCGCAAGACCCGCGCCGCCGCCAGGACGCAAACCAGTCGCACCAACCGACAAGCCCGAACGGCCTGCTTGGAACTGTTCGTTACGCAGCGCAGCCAACTGACGCTCCCGTTGCGGCGCCAAGATGTCGAGCTGCGAGGTCATGTAGCGTTGTGCCACATCAGCAGGTGACTGGGCGATGTATTGTTGGCCAAGATCAAACAGACTAGTCGCCGCGCCAGTCATCGGGGCATACAGTTCTGGCGCTTGTGCCAAGTAATCCATACCTTGGCCGCCAGCCATACCCATCAAGCGGTCTTGGTAAGCACGCAGTTCAGGCGATAAGGTATAAGACGCGCCGCTCACACGACCGTCTTTTCCAGTCGTGAATTGGCTCTTACCAAATCGTGTCGTTATGCCTACCGGACGAAAGCGTGCTTCTTCCGCAGCAATACGCGCAGCATCTCGTTGCGCAGCAGCCGAAGCCGCAGCCGCGTCGCGGGTAGCATCGGCCTGCATAGCGCTACCTAAAAAGTTAGCGCCGGCAGCTAGGAGTATAGGGAGGGCCATATTAATATCCTTTAACTAAATCTTTGTTGCTTACGCAGTCCGCTTCCACATGTACACCACGATATACGGCGGCAAGTTAGCGTTGGTGCCGGATGAACCTTCTGTGCTGTTAGATACGGAAATGCCGGTGGTATTACTTACCGTAGTTGCACTAGCAGTAGTAAATACAGCATTATTTGTTCCCGCACCAAGAGTTTGGGTACCTGATGGTCTTGTATATGAGTGGGTATGCCCTGGGTCTGTTACCGTGGCTGTGTGCGTGTGGCTTACTAGAGTTGCATTTTTAGAGCCGCCTGTTTCTTCCGCCGTATCAAACGAACTATCGCTGGCGTTTAGGCCAACTAAAAAACGCCCTGCGCCAAACGCTGTCCAAGTACCAAACCCAAGAAGCGTACCGGGGTTGGTGCTAACTGAAGAGTTTGTATAGATAGAGCCAACTGGATATAAAGCATTTTTTATGGCATCCGCAACGTCTTGCACAAAAGCGGTGGTAGCTAACTTAGTGCTGTCATCTGTCGATGTTTGCGTGATGGCGGTTGTGCCGCTAGGTAGCGCCGGCGTGCCGGTAAACGTCGGCGATGCGAGGTCGGCTTTCGTCGCGACAGCAGTGGCGATATTGTTGAACTCCGTGTCGATCTCGGTGCCCTTAACGATCTTACTTGCGTTGCCAGACGCCAGAGCGTCTTTGGCCGCAAAATCGGTAGATTTAACGTAGTTACTCATGACACCCTTCCATTCTTAGCTTGAATCTCAATGCGTTGGATTGATAGCGGCGACCCATCAATGTCAGCCTCATACCCTGTCTGCACAATCTTGCCAGAGCCTGTTGCTTGCCCGTAAAGCGTCTGCAAAGCAATACCGTTAGCGTATTCAGCAACCGGCACACCATTAGCGCCGTACTCAGCAATTCCGTACTCCGCAACTGATTGCGTCGGAATCTGGACGTTCTGCGACAGGTAGTTCTCGTTAAAATCAAAACCCCACTTCATCGTGATGTACTGATTCGTACCACCAATCACAACGATTAACAGCCGCTTCAAAATAGAGGTAACACTCTGATCGCCTAGATCAGAGTGATTCGTGTAGTACTGCATACGGTAAAGCGAGCCATTATCTGTATGGCCAGTGTATTTACCGACGTAACCCGTCTTGCCAATCAACAAGTCACCATTACGTCGCGATAGCAACGCTGTTGGCTCAATGTCTGTCCAAGTAGTCACCCGCGCGGCCCCATCCTGCAACGTGGCGCGTGTGTCGAATACATAGACTGACTTGTTAGTGGGTAACGTGAGCAAATAAAACGCGTCGACTTCCGAGTAAACGGCCTTGATGTTGGCCGCTGTTTCACCTGCGACGATACCCATCAAATCATTTCGGACATTTTTGCTGATATCCCGAAACGGCGCAGACTTCTCTTGTATCGTGCGCATGATCGACCGCACGCCGCTGTTCGACAAGAACAGAACGTCGGTGTTAGTACCTTGCACCGAGTCACGCGCAATGCAGCCAATACCGATCACCGTGTCGTACAGCGACATCGTCGACGGAGCTGTTGCGCCTTGGTAGACCAAAATCTGGCGCTTACCGAAGATAAACAGGAAGCCGTTATGCGCAGCCAGCGCCACAATCTCGTCTTGCCCGTTCGGCCAGACATTATTCACGTTCAACGTGCCCGATGTGCCGCCGGTATAGATATGACCGGATAGCAAGTCAGAAAACGTCAGTGTCTGTTTATCTGCCGCAGTATTAGCAATCCACAGACGACCGTATGCTGAGATGCAAACATTGCCAGACGGCACCGTACCCGCGTAGCCGGTCTTCTCACTGACACGGCGATAGGTCGTCGTGCTGACCGTCGGATCGTAGATCAGCGGGTCATGCCCGGTCTGGAAAAAGTACGTGATGTTGTTTAACGACGCGCATTGCCAATTGTTGGCCGTAATCGTCGGCGCCGTTCCACCACCACCGTAGGTCAACTCGACAACCGCATTACTGCCGTCAAGCTTAAAAATCTTATTGTTGCCGGCAAACAGCACCGTGTATGTGCCGTCGGCCACCACCAGCTCATGGATGACGCCGATCGGATTCGACCCAAGGTTGCCCGTGCTGGCGTTCAAGTTGTCCCAACCCTTGCGCGCGCCAATCCGGCCGTACTGATCAATAACGCAATTGATGGCCGTCAACGCAAAGCCCGACGCTAGATCAAGCGGCGAGTCCTGCGTATTCAGGCCATAAAAACCTGGCGCTGAAATGCCATAGGTTTGGATAGCTTGCGTCATGTCGCAACGAACTCCTGCATCTCAGGAAAGCGTGTAGCTTCAAGGGCTATATAATCAGACAGCATACTTCTGTACAGTGCATATGCTTCTGAGGAATTTAGGCCGCCATCTTCACCCCGCTCGACCAACGCTCTGGCGTAAGCGTTCTGCGCCACCAATACATCCGGTACCAGCACCGACGTGCTGTCCGACGACAATACTGCCTGCGGGACCGTTAAGAAAAACTTAATGGTGTACACGCCGTCAGGTCGGCCCCACAGTTGCACTTTAGCGTCGCCGCTGCCGTCGACACCTTCAAAGCAATACTCGGTAGGTACAGAGTTTACAAACGGCTGAAGGTTCTGCTTGCGCCGCATGTCGCCCACCGTAATGTTGCGCATGACGACGTTGGATGTCGTGTTCAACGGGTCGCTACTGACGCGAAACTTCTGGCCGGCGCCGGTCAGCGCGTACTCGTAAACACTTGCGGAAGTGGTAACAGTGACTTCAGTACCCAGCGCGTTCCAGTCGTAGGCGTCCTCGATCTGGCGCTTGGAGTCGTTAACAAATTTGCCGATGAGCTGGGAATAGGTCGTCAGGTTGACCGTGGTGACGGTCTGCTCCCGCAGCCGAAGTAGCACATCGTTGACGAGTTCTAAGTAGGTCATTTGCTTTTCGCCTTATTCCTTGCGGAAATAGCTTTAGCTTTTGCCTTTGCGTCCGCCTTGGATGATGCGCCCCACGCATTCAAAGATAACAACAGCCTTGTCGGCTTGCCATCTTTACGCTCGGGGCCGGGCATGTTGCCCATCCTGGCGAGAAAAGAAGCTCGTCTCGGGTTATCGCCGGATTTTACCGGCGCTTTCAGGGTTCCCCCTGTTTCTGCATTATAAGACGCCCGACCCGTGGCATTCAAGCCGCCCTTTGAATTCTGACCGGCTTTACGTTGCCACGCGGGTGTCTTCATTTTTTCCTCGGTTTAGCCGTTTTAGCTGAATCTTTAAACGCCTGCGCAGTCGGCGCACCTTTAGCCCCCGGCTTTCTCATCTTCTCGCCGGAGCCCGCCGCGATGCGCTTACGCTTGGCGTTGATGTTGGCGTACAGGCCGGCCTTCATTTTTTGGCCTTTTTCTTAGCCATGCCCGCTTCCGACAACGCGATCGCTACGGCCTGCTTGCGGTTTGTAACCACAGGGCCGCCCTTACCAGAGTGCAGGCCACCGGCTTTGTACTCGCGCATGACCTTACTAACCTTCTTTTCGGCTTTGGTTTTCATACTAACTCCGTTACGGATACGGTGGACGTAGCAACAGTTGCATCTTTAATAAACGCAATTCGATGCCCAGGAGTTACAGGGAAAATTTCGCTCCAATTATTGGGCATCATTGGCGAAGTAGTCAGCGATGCCGTTGGGTTTGCACCAATTTGAAAATGGCAGTGGCCCGATGAACAAGCTACGCGGATCATCGTTGTGGTTGCCGCAAAGGCAGTCATTTGCACGCTGCTGTTTGTCACGCTGGCAACTTGCGTAGTGCCCAAAGTGGCAGCACCAAAAGCAACGCCGTTAGGATCAAGTTGAAAAGTTGACATGTTAGTCCTTTGTAATGGGCCCGCCGGATTTCCACGCGTCGCAAGTACGATCAGCCGCGCAGGTAAATTGAAACAGGTCGCAGTAGCCTAGATCGGCGGCAGCGACAAACTCTTCATCGTAAGACAACTCGTCTTCATTCTCATCTTTTTCCAAGCCACCAACGATGCACTCCATCATGGCTGGCGTCTGGATAAAAGCCGCGCAGTTGCCGCAGCGCATACTCTTTACTTCCGATGTCGGCGCGTTGTACATCTTGGCTTTTTTCAGCCAAAAATACTCATTGGGCTCGTTAGGATCAGGCGGCCCATAGCCATACTCTTTAAAAGCATGGTTGCGGTTCTTCAGGTTGATATGCACATCCTGAGTAGCAACCGGACAGACCTTGCCTGTTAAGAGTCCTTCTTTCATTTGATCATCCGATCTGCAACGAACGTAACCACGCCGCCGATGGCAGACGCGATTGACATGCCAACCCAAAAACCACCCTTGGATTTGTTGGCCATCTCCAGCAACTGCTTAATGTCGCTCCGCATGGCGTGGACCTCGGTCTGCAACGCCTCTACCTGCGCCTCCAGCTTGCCGAACTCTCTTGGGTCAATTTCTGACATGCTCTTTCCTTGGCCGGCCGGGACGGCGCGCATATTCGGGCGGCGTCATAGCAAGCTGTCTGGTTTCATCCTCCACGGGAGCGTCTTCATCAACACGGACGTATCCAGCGTGGCCTTTCATGCTGTCTATATCGTGCTGGAGCGTAAACGTAACAGTTTGCCCGCTTAGTAAACAGCGGAATGTTGCGGCCATGTTGCCTCCAGAAGTGAGATCAGGGGCCGAAGCCCCTGATTATTACGCCAACGAACGGACCACAACCAGGCGCAGAATAGCTTCAGCCAAGTTGACTGTCCCGCCAGTTTCGTTCTGAAAACGAATACTGACCGTATTCGCTGCGCTAACGTAAGCGGTCACAATCAGACCGGCCACATCAACCGCCAGCGAGGCGCTCAATACCATGTCGCCCAGAGCTACGCCAGGAACGGTCACAGTATCAGTATCGCCAGCACCATCGTCTAGGCTGTCAGCGTTAAGCAGCGCGCGGACAAGAAAAGTATTAGTGTAAAGACCGCGAAACTGGTCATTGCCAGCACGGACGGTCACGGAAGTAGCGTTTGCCATGATGTTCTCCTAATTAGGTTAAATACCCCCGGCTTTCACCGGGGGCGTTCAATTAGGCTGGAACAGCCAGAGCGAATGCCGAGGACGAGAGAGCAGCGCCAGTGGTAGCCGCGGTACGCATAGCTTTTACGCCGTACAGGGTATCAGCAGTAAACAGGGTACCGAGGTATTCCTGCTTGTACTGAGTCTGCGAGCGAACAGCCAACTGCTCAACCAGCACCATCGAATCGCGGTGGCCCATCAAGCAGATACGGTCAGCGCCCGAGCTACCAGCACCGAAGTCAGCATTCGAGGTGACGAACACTGGGATGCCGTACAGGTTGCCGATCTCACCGTTGCGGATGGCATTGCCATCACCCACGAAAGCCTGTTCGGTGTAGCGAGCCAGGCCCATCAAGGTGTTACGCGATGATGGAGGGATGATGAAGAAACGACCATCCATTGGGGTGTCGTTGTCATCCAGACGCTGGATCGTGCGACGAATCGCAGCATCGGTCAGCGCAGCAGCGTTCGAAGTCGTGCTGTTGTACGCGGTGGTGCCGTCCGAGCCGATGAAGGCTTTGGTCGTGGTGTTGCTGGTTGCGTAGTCGTCAGTACCAACGGTTGCACCGTTGAAAGCACGGCCAAGGCGAACCAGATCAGTATCAACCTGACGAGCCAGCGCGTAACCGGCGTCGGCAGTGTAGAACTGACGCAGCGAGTTCAGGGCTTGCGCTTCGACGATGTCTTCGATCAAGCGGCTGTACTCGTAGTGGTTGTTGATCGACACCTGAACTTCGGTCTCGTTTGCAGCAATCAGAGTCACAGCGTCAGTAGCTACTTTACGCGACGCGGAGCCACGGGTTGGCGCTGGGATATGGACGGTGTCGCCCTTTTTGCCTTTGAAGTTCATCTTCATGACCAGGTTGGCCAGAACGAGGTTCTTCTTATAGGCGGCAACAATTTCATCACTCCAAATTTCTGGGATGAAAGTTGCTGCTGTTGATGTTGTTACACTATTTGCTGGGGAAAAAGCTGTGTTAGCCATGTCTAGCTCCTAAAAAGTCAAAAGTTTATTTGACCCGTCCCTCTGCATACGCCGCCATGATTTCCTCAGACAGTGCGTCATACCGGGCTGGGTCGGTCATTTTCAGCCGAATAAGGTCAGCACGTCGGTAAACCCGCTTTGAACTCTCCCCTGTACCCCCACTATCCACTTGCGCGGCCTTCATAGTCTGCTGGCGCGCGGCAGTTGCCTGCTGCTTGACCTGCTCACCACGAATATTGCGCAGTTCTTTGTAGGTACTAAACAATTCATTCGCCGAATCGAAATCTGCTCTAGCGTCAGCCTTTGCAAACAACTCAATGCGCACGGGTGAAGATTTCACCCAGTTCACAAAGTCCTCACTATTGATCAACTGCTCATAGTCAGGGTGCGCTTGCGTCAGCTTTTGCTTCGTTTGCAACAATTTGAACTGGGCGCTTGCTTCGCGAGCGGCCAGAACATCCGGGTGCGTCTCGATCGTCTTGTGAATTGCCGTTTTAGG